GATCGGAGCACGGTTACAAGATAGTCGGGCATGGCGCCGCGGCGACTGCCGCGAGGACGATACAGCGGATCATGAGCTGGAGCGCAGCGGAGGAGAATCTGGAAGGGCTACTCGACTACGTGTCCTTGTCGCGATGCGGCGTCCGCCTGAGCGAGATCCGGCCGTACGTCGCGGGGGTTCTCGGAGGGGACGTCGGACATCGCTACGCCGCGAGAATAGGCGATCGAGGCTCCTCCCCGCTCGGATGCAGCATGGCGTCGACACATATGACGCTAGACTCCGATCGCGCTGGATTCTTGTCCGCCTCGACGATCGACTATCCGGTGATGTTCCAGGAGTATCTGTCGGAACTCATTTTCCTGTCCGCCTACGCCTGGGACCACGCTCGCGACGAGGCGCCTATCTCGTTCGTCATTCGTATCGGCGATCGTCCGCTCATTCCTCTACCATCCGACCGAATGCGACTTCTTTTCCCCGCTGCTGTCGGAGGTATCCCACCGAGAATACGACTCGTCTGCAGCGACGGGATCGATCTGGTGAGAGTCTCCGGCGCTATCGACTATGCGCCGCTAAGAACAGGGTGCGCGCGTGCTAAGAGCATACGATTCGCCGCGCTTGTCGCTGAGCTGCGTCGAGCCGGCCGCGTGGACAGTGCGATCGCCGGAGTGCTAGAGCGTACCGTAACCAGTATCCGCCCGGAGATCGGTCTCGTAGAGCTTATCGGCATGGGCTTGTCAACTTTCGTCGACGCTGCGGCGATCTGCGTCATAGAGCTTCGAAACGCCACGGTCCGCTCGTCGGTTCATTCGAATCGGATCAGTGGGGTCGAGATCCGAGCGTCGAAGAGAGCGGCTTTCTTGTACGCGGCTTTCTTGAGCAAGCATCTGCGGCATCCCTCTCTTACAAAAGACCCGATGAGTCGTCTGCTGACCGAGAGCACGTCGCCGGCATACATGGACCGGAGTGCGGATGAACGAATCGTCGCCGGCATGATACTGTCTCGGGCGACTCGGATGCTGGCCAACGGTCACTCAAAGTACTATCGAACCCCTGAGGTCGTGTTCGCGTCGGACACCGGCGACGCGTTATTAGCCGCGGTGATTCGCTTGCTCCGGAAGAAGGCGCTTCAGGCGTATCGGCTCGGAATGGTCTCGATCGACGACGCGAACTTTATCGTCGGATCGGCGATCCTACGCCTCGCTCGAGAGGAGCTCGATAGCGAGACGCCTAAACTCGATTTCTTCCGACGCTGCCTACACTCATACGACGTCATGCCTAGAGGTCGCGCTCTGGTCTCCGAGAATGCGAGGGCGCTCGCGGTAGCGATCGCGGATGGAGAGCACGGGTCTCGGATACAGACGTCAGGGAGCTCGTCCGCAGAGGTCGTTCGAGGCTATCGGGGGATAATGCGTCGCGAGTTCTTGGTAGAGTCTGATCGTCTTCCCGGTCCGGAAGTCCTCACTGCGACTCTCGGCGAATTCGTGGCCGTGACGATTCCGCGCCGCGCGCCGTCCCCGCTCGAACTCGCTATGTTCCGATACGAAGCTTCTCGCGGCCGGGCGTACGATCTTTGCTCAGG